TTACCTGAGCGTTCTCCACCAATTCGACATTGTATTTATCGAGAAACGCACTGCTACCGCTGCCGCTGCTACTCGCATCCACCGCCTTATATAAGAATCTCTTATAACCTGCATCTTTCAACTTCTTAATCTCCATATCGTTTATCTTATCGACATTCACATTCTTTGGATATAGTTTCGTAGGGATGATTTCATCGTCAAACTGCGTATCTCGTAGAGCATTTAAAACTTTTAAAATATTGTCGGTGCATTTGCCTTTACGGATGATGTGTAGTATCTGCTGAAATAAGGCGTCGTCATTCTGGCGAACCAGTTCTTCCAACACAACGACTTTGATGTTCGCTTCCGTCCATAATGTAGATAAGAAACAGTATGTGCCATTCACGGGTGCGAGTTGGCAAAAGTCTCCGATAAAAATAATTTGTATTCCGCCAAACGGTTTGTGTAATAACCCTTCATCTTTTAAACTATGCGACTTGACATAACAAAGTAATTGTGATATTCTCTCAAATAGCACCGTATCCATCATCGAAACCTCGTCAATGATTAAAACATCCAAATCCACGAGTGTATTATAGATACCTGAGCGGTTCTTAATCTTTATAAAGACTTCCGCGAGTGTCTCCTCGCCAATCCCCATCCCCATAAAAGAATGTATCGTCTGTCCGCCAATAATAAACGCAGCCGTCCCTGTGGTTGCCGTAAGCCCCACGCTCTTCTTCTCGGCTCTTAGCAACTCGATAATATATTTGATAGTAAAAGATTTACCCGTTCCTGCGGGACCCGTTATCAATATATTCTCGCCATTCATCGTCTGTTCGACCGCCAACGTCTGCTTTGCGTTTAACATTCCGTTTCTGTTTCCTTATATACTTATTGTATCGATGATATCATTTTTTATAGAAGATATAAAAAAGAAAATCTAACATAGTTAATGGCTTTATATAATCGCAAGGTTTGTTAGAGAACTTTGCGGTTATATAAAGCCATTAACTATGTTCAACTATGTTCAACTATGTTCTATAACTTTTTGATAAACTTCAAGATGACGCTATTCTTTTTACAATAGTTTGTGATGAATATGTTGTGCTTTCTCTGTATCTTGTGGATAACTTCGTTATGATAGCGTTCCTCTTTCAATGGTGGATATTCGAAATACCATTTAATCAGCAAGTCCGTATCAATCACCTTGCGGTGATTATAATCATATTCCCAGCACATATAGAGTATTGCTCGTGCTATGAAGCCACGCGAGTAATCATTCGGGGCAAACACCTTCGACTTGTGATTTACATAATTACCAAAGTCTAATGCGTCCCAGTTCTTATCCCTCGGTTTGATACCCGCGTCATCGACAAACATATAGTTCGACCGATTGACGTTCAGGGTATTTGTGGTTTTTATGATGTTGTGCATGTCGTTTCTGTGTTTATTGTTGAGTAGGCATTGCGGAAAGATATGCTCTGCCGAAAAAAACTGATTTTTGAACCTCGCGTCGTTCTCGCTAAGGAAACTGTTTTCAAGATAAATCGAAGGCATCTTCGCATCTTGTAGTATCGTTTTTTTAACGATATTGACATACGCGAATCCGCTAACGCAGCGTAGGCTACCGACGCTCATAATCATCGCAACCAACGGTAGCAGCGAACGCAGCAAATGTTTTTGTTTATACATTCAATGTATATACCTACGTATCTATTATACTATATCAATTTTTTTTGTATAACGTAGAGAAAAAGGCATACATATTTTCGTGTATCGTCTTATTCATCTCAGGGACAAAGGAGGTTAAAAGAGCCTTCGATTCGAAATCTCCGTGTATCCAATAATGAACCATTATCGTATCCTTGCCATAGTCGCCTTTCTTCACTTTCGCCCAATCGCCTACGGTGAAGGGTTGATTGTCAAACTTCAAATCGTTTATCGGATAAAACAGTTCCCTGTCGTCAATAATATAGACGTCGTCCTTGAACATCGCGTAGAGCGGGTCTTCGATAATCGCCTTGAAATACGCACCGCCGAAGACGTCGAACTTCTGGAATATGTTCTCCGTGTAAATCTTGATATATTCAGGGATGTTGTTTAGTATCACTTTAAGCATCGCGTTCTGTTTATTGGCGGCGAAGAAGGCATTACAAAGATATTTATCGCTATTATACAATGCCTTCGTCTGTCCCGACGGTTCGTAGGTGATATACAGTTTGTCCGAGTTCATATCGATGATTTCGGCGAAGTCTCTTAATAAAAGGACGTCCAAGTCGATATATATACCGCCGTAGTGATACACGAGGAGAATACGAGCGATATCGCCCTTCTGCACCCCTGTTCGTGCCATTTTATAAATATTGTAAAAGTTCGGGTATTCCTCGGCGATTAGTTTCAATATCATCTCGTCCGTCCAAAACATCAACTCGTAGCCGTGCGACTTTAAAAAAAGGATATTCTCGCTTACCAATTTATAGATGATGGGTGGGAGATTTTTATCCCTCCACGTTTGATGAATAATCTTCGGAATCATATATTATATATATTATATCGTTGTCTATGTTTTATATCATATCATATAATTGAGGAGTTTGTAGGTGAGAAAGTCAATCGCTACTACGAGATTTACGAGTTTCACGTTGCATCCGCTAAACGTCGGCACGTAAATCGAAGTTATGTTAAAGTCGCCAAATATATTGAGAACCCACATAAACTTAAACATAATGATATAATGGAACATATCCATCGGCATCGCAGTCGCAACCACATCCCCCTCCACCCTGCGAGACGATAAGTAGTCCTTGTAAAAATACACAGGTAATATATGGACGACAATGTTCGCCACAAAGTATTCTGAGCGAACCAAGAGATGATTTGAAATCCTGCTAAACAACGCGTGTTTCAATAAAAAGGGCTTCGCATCCATCACGCAAAACAATACATTGCTGTCGTATAGCAGAAACAGATGAAATAACGTCATAATCTGGAAGGAATTGATGGCGATAAACCGCGAGATGATAGGATTGTCAATATTGAATACATTATAGAGCGTGGCATTGGCAAGTATCATCAAGATATTCCAGTTTGTATATTGATTTATCTTGCGTCGCAACACATCATTCTGAATATACGGCGAGTATCTCTTGCTAATTGGCATAAGTGCGATAATTGCCCCATAGAACATCTCGAAATGATTGTAGGACGCATCGGCTGTTATATCCATATTTATATTATTTTAATAATTGTTAATATCTTATATCTATTTCAGATTCAGATTACAAAGGCGTCGAAGTTATCTTTATACCGCAATAATCCACGCTCTTATTTTGAAAGTCTTGTCGCGTATAGATGCCGATATTTATGGATTCTTCTAATATCCATTTAAAGTTGTCCCAAAACTCCTCCGTATGCCCGATGCTTTCCGTCGCCAAATGTGCGAACTCGTGTAAAACCACAAACATCATCGTATTGATATCCATCAATTTATCGCGATTTCGAAGGCACAGCACAATCTTCTCTCCCTTGTTAATGGAATAACTCGTATAACCGGGCGTATCGACGCCTTCGCTTATTCGCTCGGGCTTATAGTTGTCTTTTAGCCTCGACACGCGATGGTCGCTATGTCCGTATGTTTTCTCTAAATGTTCGGACAAGGTATTGAGTTTGCCTTTGATTGTAGCGATTAAATCCGCAGCCTCGACTGCGTCATCCTTGATTTGAACGGTGTATTCTTCGTTGTCTATCTTGCTCTTGACTTGTATGAGTCCCTCGTTTAAATAGTATTGATATACGAAGTAAATACCGGCAATCGTGATGATTAAAAGCACGAGTCCTTCGGAACTTATATCCATATTCTATTATATACACCTATATTCTATATTCTATTTTACTATATTAATACTTATTTTTTGTGTTTTTATGAAATACAAAAATTGATTTGATTTGTATTTAAATATTTAAACCACCTATATTCACATAGAAGATACAAGATAAAAGATAATGGATTTTCCAAGAAAAATACACGAACCTATCAATCCCCACGAGGATACCATTGAGTTCCAGATAACCGATATCTATGACCCAGAATCCGACAAGGCGAATCTTCAAAAGGACTCGACAGACCTTTATTCTCTTCTCATTTACGGAACTTCCGCTACGGGTGCTACGTATTGCGTGAATGTCAAGAACTTCGTCCCTTATTTCTATATCAAACCTCCTGAGAAATGGGAGGCTTTAAATAAAACCGCATTCAAGGCGAAGGTAGATGAACTGAACGAGGTTATGCTAAACGACAGTTATAAGTGTTTCTTTAACAACAACGGTAGGATGTCCGAGTATAACAAGAAAATCATTCCGCGTCCGCTCGAAACGCATTTTGCGAGTATGAAGGTTGTGCGGAAGAAGGACTTTTGGGGTTTTACGAATGACAAGATATTTCGCTTTCTAAAAGTGAGCGTAAAGTCCCTCAAACTCTACAACAACTTGAAGTATTATTTTAAAAGCCTCGAAAAGGATGATTTCAAGATGTATGAGACGAACATCGACCCGTTCTTAAAATACATTCATACGCAGAACATTCGCCCGTGCGACTGGGTAAGGATTGAGAAAGGGAACTATGAGATGGGCGAAGACATCAGCCGATGCGATTATAACATTGAGACAGGACATAAAAACATCAGTCCCATTCAGGTGAATAAAATCGCCCCGTTGCTAATCACATCTTTTGATATTGAATGTTCGAGTAGCCACGGGGACTTTCCTGTTGCGAAGAAGAATTACAGCAAAGTCGCCCAAGACCTCGCGATTATCGCGAAACTCGGCTATACATATACGCCCGAGAATATCGTGGAATGGCTAAAAACCATCTATTTCGAAGACGTGATTCTTGATACCGCAAAGGATGTCAAGATTAACCGCGTATATACAAAGCATAAAATCGCAAAGGATTATATCGCCTCTATACCCCAGAAAATCGAACCGCATATTCATAAAATCATAGACATCCTGAATATTATCACATCCTCAATATCGAAATCGAAAACGAAGAAGCCTTCTGGTGGCGACGACGGAGACGCCGTGGAAGACGCGGATAATGATGATGACGCGGACGACGATGACGCGGACGAAGCGGACGAAGCGGACACGAAGGGTGCTAAGATGACTGTGCGGGAACTGAACGCCCACGAGTTGAAACTGACTGATATTCTCACGAATACGCTCGTTGCTCTGGAAGGCGACAAGATAATCCAGATTGGCACGACAGTCCATATCTACGGCTCGGACAATATCGTCTATAAAAACATCATATCGTTGAATAGTTGCGACAAGATTGAGGGATGCGACGTCGAGTATTATGATACGGAAAAGGAGGTTCTCTTGAAATGGAAGGAACTTATGAATAACCTGAACTCGGACATTATTTCGGGCTATAATATATTTGGTTTTGATATGGAATACATTTGGCAGAGAGCGACCGAATTGAATATTATGGATACCTTTACAATCGGCTTTGGGCGATTGATAACCCGCAAAGCGTCGCTTGTAGAATTGAAGTTGTCCTCGTCGGCACTTGGAGATAACATATTGCGATATATCGATTTTGACGGGACGGTGCTTATCGATTTGCTGAAAGTCATGCAACGAGACCAGAAACTCGACAGTTATAAACTTGACAATGTCGCTTCAATATTCTTGGGGGACAATAAGAATGATTTGAAACCGCAAGAGATATTCGACAAGTTCAAGGGGAATAGCGAAGACCGATGCGTCATCGCGAAATACTGTATTCAGGATTGCTGTCTTGTGAATCGGCTCATCCATAAATTGAAAATCCTTGAAAATAATATTGGTATGGGCAACGTATGCCTCGTCCCTCTCAACTTCCTATTTCGCAGAGGGCAAGGCATCAAGATTTTCTCTTTAATCGCCAAAGAATGTATGGAGCGTGAATACCTGATTCCGACTATTAAATCGTATCGTGAGAATGTCGAAGAAATGGACGATAGCGGATACGAAGGGGCGGTTGTGTTAGAGCCGAAGGAGGGCATCTATCTCAACGAACCTATAGTGGTATTTGACTACGGCTCTCTGTATCCGTCTTCGATGATTTCTTGTAATCTGTCGCACGATTGCTACTTGATGGACGAAAAGTATCGCGTTGAAGACCCGAACATCGAATATAAAACCATATCCTATGATTTGTATGAAGGCGTGGGCGATAAGAAGAAAAAGACTGGTGAGAAGGATTGTGTATTCGTCCAATACAAGGACGGACGCAAAGGGATTATTGCGGAAGTATTGGATATGCTTCTCAAACAACGTAAGAATACGCGAAAAAAGATTGAATACCAGACGATAAGCGTCTGCGACGATGCCAAAACATATTCGGGTATTTGCTCTGACCGTGGCGACCACTACGAAATCTATAATATTGAAGGAAATACTCGGAGCATCGTGGCAAAAGAGAATATTCGAGAGATGAAAGAGACCTACAACATCTTCGAGCAGGATGTGCTGGATGCCCTTCAAGTCGCCTACAAGGTTACGGCGAATTCGCTCTACGGGCAGATTGGTGCGAGAACATCCTCTATCTACTTAAAGGAGATTGCCGCTTGTACTACGGCGACGGGGAGGAATATGATTATGTTGGCGAAAGACTACGTGGAGAGGAACTATGATGCGGAGGTGATATATGGTGATACGGATTCGATATTTTGCAAGTTCCCTTTGACGGACAGAGAGGGGAATGCGGTATATGGCAAGGACGCTTTACAATTTGCGATTGATATTGGCAAGGATGTCGAGAAACACATTAACGTCCCTGACATTATGCCAAGTCCGCAGAAACTGAATTATGAGAAATGCCTGTATCCGTTTATCTTGTTTAGCAAGAAGCGATATGTCGGTAATCTGTATGAAACGGATACCACAAAGTATAAGCAGAAGTCGATGGGTATTGTATTGAAACGCCGCGACAACGCTCAGATTGTCAAGAAGATTTATGGCGGTGTTATCAATATCATCTTGGAAAAGCAGGATTTGGGAGGTTCGATTGAGTTCCTACAAGATGAACTGAAAAACTTGGTGGAAGGCAAAACGTCCATCAAAGACCTCATCATCACCAAGAGCCTGAGGGCGAATTATAAAGACCCCTCGAAAATCGCTCATAAAGTGTTGGCGGACAGAATCGGTGCGAGAGACCCCGGAAACCGCCCCGGTTCGAATGAACGTATTCCCTTTGTATATATTAAGACGGGTGGGGCTGGAGCAGGGGCTGTTCCGTCATTACAAGGCGACCGTATTGAACATCCCGATTATATCGAGCAGAATAACTTAGTCCCTGACTATTTACATTATATTACCAATCAAATTATGAAACCTATATTGCAACTTTACGCATTGTGCCTGAGCGAATTGCCCGGGTATGACAAAGGCGATACGTATTGGAATGAGGTTGAAAATATGTTGCTTGGAAAACCGATGTATCAAAATGATATACGAAGAAAAAATAGGATTAACAATTTGAAACTGGCGATGGCGAAGGAATTGTTGTTTGAGAAGTTTATTGCGATACTACGCGAACCGAAAGCCCCGACCGTTCGCAAAACTAAATTGGCGACCGTGAAGGATGGAAAGTCTGCGAAGTCCGCGAAGGCGGGAACTGCGAAGTCCGCGAAGTCCGCGAAGGAAGGCGGTGGAGGCGATGATAGCGAGGCAGTCGCACAGAAGTTGGACGCTACCATCAAAATCACCAAAAAACTCAAAACGAAAATGCTCGAAGCAGTTGCGTTTATCAAGAATGACAAGAACAAAAAGATATGGGAACACACGAATCCCAATTGTAAAAACAAGGAACTCGAAATAATCGCATTAGTCAAACAGATAGTCGCCTATAATAGCAATAATATATACTTTATCACACTAAATAACAAGGCATTTATCGACGAATATACTCGCTCCTATTATGTATATAACGAGTTGATAACGGCGAATGAAATATATAGCGGAGATACGATAGAGAGCATTATGCGAAAGGTGATGAACACACACGATACAGGGCGTCTCAAAGATATCAATAATATCTATAAATATTATGAATTGATACAACTGAATACGAAGTTTATGTTTATGTAATTTGTTCTATTCTATCTTATTCTTATATAAAAATTGATATTATTAATATAACATTATTTTTTCAAAATGTCTTCTTACATTGAAGGTGTTGCTGCGTTAGCAGAAAAGGGATTTTGCGTCATCGAAGATGTGCTTACGGAAGAGGAAGTTGTTACGGCTGTTGGCTATTTCAGGGAATGGTTTGCTTCGCATCCGCAAATTGAAGGGGTGCATAGTAAAATAAGTCCTCACGGAATTATCAAGTTTCACGAAGTGGGGCATCAAAAACACGCGTGGTATATTCGAACACGTCAAAACGTTCAAAATGTTTTCAAAAATATCTGGAAGACGGAAGATGTGGTGGTTAGTTATGATGGATGTTGTTATATTCCTGCGGATTGTAAAAAGAAGGATAAAACTTGGACGCATACAGACCAAGCACCTGTAAAAAAAGGTTTGAAATGTATTCAGGGTTTCGTGGCTTTAACAAGCAATACAGAGCGAACGCTTGTAGTATATGAAGGTAGTCATAAATTACACGAAGAATATGCGAAGGAATATAATTTGACTTCTACAAAAGACTGGTTGCTAATCGAACAAGAATATTTGGATAAAATTGTTGATAGTAGGCGAGTTCTAAATATTAAAGCAGGTTCTTTGGTATTATGGGATTCGCGAACATTTCATCAAAATCAATATGGAAAAGCGAGTTGTGGCGAAGAACGAATTGTTCAATATGTTAGTTATTTGCCACGTTGTAATTTAACAAAGAAGATGCTTGAAAAAAGACAGAGGTATTTCGTAGATAAGAGAACTACTTCGCATTGGGCGTATCCTGTGAAAGTGAATGGGCTACAACCACAAAATTACGGAGATAAAACATTGGAAATAAATTATAGCGAATTGGTGAAACCAGATTTGGAAGAATTACTTGAAGAGATTACGAAACTGATTTAGGGCAAAGCGGAGCGTATCGATGTGAGCGAAGCAGTGAAACAGTGAAACGGATGTAATATATATATGTTATCTATTTTTATATTTTGTTATTTTTTGTTCTAAAATGCTCTAAAATGCTCTAAAATGCTCTAAAATTGATTATCTTTCTTTTATTTTATTAGCAGAGCCAACCACAAAGTCGCAAAGCAAACGAACGCAAACACAGCAAAGCAAAGTCGCAAACCTCGAATCGTAAAGCAAACCGCAAACGAACGCAAAGCAAAGCCGCAAAGTCGCAAAACAGCAAAAAATGGATTCCAAAACGTTTAGCAATCTCTATGACGCTTACGAGGCGACCATTGATGAGGGCGAAGAACTGATGGGCGAGAAGTATTTCCAAATGAAACTCGACGAATTGGTTGCCGAAAAAGTCATTGTGTTGGTAACGCTAAACAACGATGACAATATCTATATGATACACGAGGGTATCAACTATAAGCATTGTGAGAAGATAGCAGACCACGTCAAGCGGTTTATATCCTTTGAACTCGTCGAGAACCGTTCAACGTTCTTCATATATCAGCCTACGCAGTTTGGTAAGAATTCGATAATATCGAACGAACTTGTAAAATGGGCGAGGGATTCGTCAAAGAAGGTTGTTGCGTTTCTGATGTTTGCCAACGACAGTCCGTTGTCCGACCAATCCTGTATTGGGATTGAGAAGATATTCGCAGAACACAATATAAAGAACCGACTCTTTCTGTTGTCGTCGAGTGGAACGAGTGGAACGAAAATCACGATGGATTCCATTAGGGACAATATCAACGGGTATGCGGCGGACAAAACAGAGGAAGGTGAAGAACCCGAGTATGGGATGCCTATCATCTGTTCGCTCGACAATCCCACACAGCGTAAAAAGATACTCAGTCTAATAAAGTATATTCACACCAAGGTAGTTTCGAAGAACTCGCAACTTCGCTATGGGATGATTTGGGATGAGGCGGACAAGACGTATGCGTCCGCAAGGGATGTCGAATACCCGATAGAGGGCGAAGTTGCGAGTTTCAAAAAATATATTGTAGAAAAAGATGAGGCGTTGTATCGTCTCGGGTTTGCTTCGGCAACCGAAGGGAACTTGATTATCGACGACAATTACCCTGAATGTGCGAACGCTTACATACACCCTGTTATAATAACGCCTGAGATTCAAGCCAACTATCGGGCGCTTCATCATCCCGAGTCGATTTCACATCGTGTGCCGTTTGATAAGAAGAAGCACAACCAGAATACGTATGCGATGCACATATTAGAGACGAATAGCGAACATTTTCAGACTCCTGTCATTCTACCAAGTGGCGAATCGTATTTTCGGAAGGTTATTATACACAGCAAGGTTCAAACGAAGGAGATGGAGGCAATTGCCATTTGGTGTAATGAGAATAACTTTAACGCTCTTGTAATCAATGGGGCGGGAGGAGGACGTGCGAGTATCAAGGTATATAAGGATGGGAAGTTGTCGCGAACCTACAAGTT